AAAAATGGATTCCCTCTTATTCTGATTAAGATCGGGATAAAACCCTTCTACAAAATACTGTATAAATCTAGCTTCTTTATGAAAAATGTGTTCCTGATCAACAAGCTCGTTAGGCTTATATGGGGGTTCGCCTTCTGGCAATAAAAACTTTACTGTCGGATCGTATGCAGCCTGTAAAACTACTCTAAGCGCAAATGTATCATTAGCTCTTAACATGTCAATCTTTTCTTGAGTTCTCTTTAATTTTCCTACTTTTTCTAGGAACTCAGCCATTCCAACTACCATTTAAAATTCTCCAATATGTTCAGTTAAATTACGAAGTTTGTTTACAATAAAATAATTCATCAGCTTTGAACGATCTTTATCTTTTTGAGATAGATAAGAAGTTAAGATTTTTACACGAAGCTCGTCTGGCGTTTGCGTCAAATCAATAAGCTGCTTGTTACGATGATAATTACGAGCAATAATAGTTTCCATTTCGCTCGGAGTTAACTTCAAATAATGTTCCATCTTTTTAGCAGTCAATGGACGTTGACGCTCACCAACTACGAAACAATTATCTGAAGAAAGAATATTAGGAACACCATCACCAGCATCGCCCTTTAAAATGTGTTCCTTTAGATACTGATCTGGATTATCATGAACGATCCACTTTTTACGAACAGGATCGTATTGCTTAACATTAGTATACTTATGAAGCTGAATAAAATCTTTATCACCAGAAAGAATAAGAATCTGTTCTAAATAAGGAGCAAACCCGTCTGGCGAATTACCATACTCGTATACGAGCGTACCAATAATATCGTCCGCCTCTGCCGATTCAATATCAATAACTCTGTAAGGGAAATATTCTTTAAGTTCGGCGCGAATCTTATTCAAGCATTCGAACACAGCCTTCCAATCAAGATCAGACTTTTCCTGAGCCTTCTTTCGGTTAGCCTTATAATAAGGGAAACACTGGCGTCTCCAGTAATTAGTATTATCGCAAGCGATAACGAGTTCTCCGAATTCTTCTGAAAATTTTACTCTATAAGAACGCAGAGAATTTAGAATCATATGGCGAACCATATTTTCTTCTATTTGAGCGTTTGTATGATTACCAAGCTGCATTAATAGATTCGAAAGCATAACTTGGTTCAAGTCAACAATAATCACAACATCACCTATAATTAATCTTCGGTTGTTTCTTTCAGTTGAATATTTATACTATCGACAACTTTAAGACCTTCCGGGTCATCTGGGTCGGGATAGAATACTTCGTCTGCAAGTTTTTGAAAGGGGTGATATATTCCATAGTATTTACACATAAGCGAACGTAAAGATTCGATTATGAAGGCTCCTTCTTTTAAGGATTCGCTGTTTCTATCTTCTTCATCAGGAAGCGAAAATCCAGCAATATCTAACTGATTGAAGATCATAGGAGCAATATTGACGATAGTTTCTTGGATATGAAACTGTTTCATCATATCCAAGTTTCTAGTTATATCTTCAGCGTTTACCGTTTCCTTTGGACCGGAATAAGGTTTTGGAAAACTAACCACGTTATTTGAAATCATCTATTAAACCACAATTTAATATACACGTTTATTATACCTTATCTATCACATAAAGTCAAGTGTATTTATTGTTATGCAGTTTTATAAACAAACATCTCGGCGGGGATCTTTCTAGATTCTACGTCATTATATTTCTCACGTAGATCTAACATCATATTTTCCCACTGAGAAGAGATCTTAGGCAAGTTATACTTAAAGTCGGCATAAGACTTAGGAAACTTTAAGTAGTTTTGAATCTCTTGAGTGTTTACTTTATTAATAGCATGATCAAGATAGTTATAGAATAGGTTAGCGTGCTTATTAACATCTTCATTAAACTGATACATCGTAGTTAATCCTGCGCTCGTTTCCGGTAAAGCCGCAAGGTTAGGATGAACACACATAAGACCCGCCGACATAGATTCTATTAGAACTCTACAGGAAGTTTCCTTCCAAATGCAGGGATAGGCTAAAATATGGGACTTCTTAAGATACTCTCTAACAGTATCCTGATTAGCGAACCCATGATAAGTCATCTTTGGGTGTTCTCTAATTCTCTTATATAAAGGCTCATAAGCTTGGTCTGCATTATCCCAGCCGTAAATTTTAAAGCTAGAAAACACATTCAAGTGAATATTATCGTGTTTCTTACTAAGCTCTTCAAATACAGGAACTAGAAGCTCTAATCCCCTTTGTGGCGTTGAAAAATAGATTAGGTTAACCTTATCGCTTTCCTTTTGGTGCGCTTCAATAGGAACGATAGGATTTTCAATAACCTGAACGTTTTCGTTTAAAGGCAAACCAAGCTTAGTATGAAAATCCTCAAGTTGCCAATTAGAAACGAAAACCAACTTGTGAAATCTGTTTAAGCTGTTATGATTCTTTAAGTGTTGAACTTCTGGATCTTCAGCTAAGTCGTGCTGCCAGTACACTCTAATCTTTTCGGGGTTTAAATCTCTAACACGAGAAGCAATAATTTGAAATTCGTTTGCTAGATTATCATCAATTAAATTAGCGATACTACGCTTTGAAATTTCAGTTCCGCCGTTAGAATTTTTTGAAATTTCATTCTCTTCAAAACCAATCATCAATAACTCCATTAAAAAAATATTGAGCCATGGGGCGAACCATGGCTCTTTTAATTAGGCGTGCCTTGTTAAGTATGTAGTTCTGATCGACTTAGCGCCGAAATACTTTTTAACAAGCCCAATAACAACATCATTATCATAAGTCTTACAAGAGAAAATATCGAAGTAAGCAGTGTTATCTTCTTCAACAAAATGGACACAGATATTACTGGTCTCAATAAGCTGAACTAATGTGTACCCTTCCTTACCACTATGACCGAACTTAACGATCTGTGGCTCGCCATAAGCAACCATATCAATATCCTTAACAAGCTGCTTGGCAAAATTGTAAATATTTTTTTCGTTTCTAATTGATTCTGGGTTTAGTCCAGCGCAATCAAGAATTAGGTGATAACCCCAGTATTCCATTCCATTGTAACTCCTATTAGTTGTTAAAAAAGAACGGCTTAATAGCCGTCCGGTACAGCCTGTACATAGTGTACAGAGTCAATTCTGAAAGAACGCCAGCCATTGTTCTGAACGTCCCATGCAGAAATTACGTTTGGATTTTCGACATGAAAAGTCTTTTCCTTTTCGATGTCTTCCTTAATATAAGAAGGCGGTAAAATTTTAGGATCGAGCGTACAACGCATAATCCTTGAAGTACCATCCGCCTTCGTAAAAGAAACTTCAATTACATTATTTCTAAGGTCACTCAAAATAGTATCACGATTATAAAGCATGGCTATCCTCTGTAAGAAATTTTCTATTATCAGTTCCGCGAGTTTCTAAAGTCTCTTTTAGTTCCATGTAACCGCCAATATTAAACCCGTCAACAACAACGACAGGGAATGATTTGGCATTCGGAAACATTTCTAAAAGCGTTTCTCTTGTAAAATCTTCATTAAGCTTCTTTTCCTTAAAAGGGATTCCCTTATTAGTAACTAGAAGCTTTGCGCTCATACAATATGAACAATTTTCTTTGCTATAAATTACTACATCCATTTTACACTCCAGTTAATAAAAATCAACCACTTCATCTGCTATTCCATATTTAACTGCTTCTTTAGCGGTAAGCCAAACGTCTTCTGGTGGCAGTAAATATGTTTTAATTTGTTTTTCGGTTAATCCTGTACATCGTTTATAATGTTCAAGGATTCTTTCTTGTGTATTATTAAATTCTTTAACTCTTGCCATCAACTCGTGTTCTTTGCCCCAAGAACCCCAACTGAATTGATGCGATAGGATTGCTGTATTTCTAGTAATAAACCGTTTGCCCTTTTCACCTGCAATAAATGTAAGCAAACCACAACTAGCAATTTCGCCAAGACCATACGTGTATATAGGTATCTTAGAACCCTTCATAGTGTCAATAAGAGCAAAACCTGAACTAACTTCTCCTCCTGGCGAATTGATAATTAGCTTCATCATCTTTGGTTTATCTTTAATCATCAAGTTGCGTTCAATTATAAACTTGATTAGATCGCCAGTTGATTTAGCATTGAAGTCGTCATTAAACAGATAATAATGATAATCTTCGAGGGTCGGTATAGTAACTTTTTCTTCTTTTGTTGACATTATAGTTTACTCTCCGTATAAAAACGGGGCAGGGGTTTGATCCCCCACCCCTAATGCACTACAACACTTTAACTGTAACCGTACAGACTCCCTTGCAGCCTATCTTTCTTGCCGCTGCCCTCGAGAGATCTAGGTGTCTGCCCTTAATGAAGGGGCCACGATCGTTAATCGTAACAATAACAGACTTACCCTTGTGAGTTACTTTCAATTTTGTGCCAAATGGTAATGAACGATGAGCGGCGGTAAGTGCATTCGGGTTAAACTTCTTTCCGCTTGCTGTAATCTTACTCTTGCTACATTCGCCAGGCTTCATGCAATCATACCACGAAGCTACCATTTTGGCAGCGTTAGCACTAGGTACGCTAAACAATATTAATCCTAATGCTAAAAATGGGAATAATAATTTTGACATTATTATATCCTCCTATGTTGGTGCGCCCGATAGGACTCGAACCTATTACCCACAGCTTAGAAGGCTGTT